GGTTTTAAATAATCAATCATATAACCAAGTGCGTCATTCATATGATCTGTACCATCTTCCTTATCAGGAATATTTGTATTCTCCTTGTAAGTTTGTCTAGTTAATCCTTTTATCAGCACTTTTAAATTATTACAAATAAAAATATGACGATAACCATTTGAATCTTTAAGCCTACTATTCACAGCATTGACTCGATCTCTTATTGCTGGGTGTTTATGTTTAACTTTAACTTTAAAACCAGCATTTTGTAATATACTTAAATCAGTTCTCCCACCAGCAGATGTTTTTCTTTGTCTTGATGCTGGGTCAGGATAAGCAATTATTTGTGCTTTACTTCCATATCTATCTCTAATCTCTTGTACTAATTCATCAGTATTACTTCCATAAATAACTATCTCATCAATAAAATATAGCTTTTCTTTTTCTATTTGAGCAACACAACAACTCATTGGGTCTATATTAAAATCAATGCCTAAGTGCAAAGGTTTAGACCAATCAATTTCTTTTGGCTTAATAACATTATCTACAGGGTGGAAATTATAATAAACTGCACCAGCATAGTTCTCAAATGTACCCTCAAACTCTTGTCTAAAAGTTCTAATATCTATATCCTGTTTAGCTTGTTCTATTTCTTTTTCTGATACCATGCCACCTTGTATAGTAGTAAATTGAAAAGACTCCCAATCATGGTCTTGCTTTCCTTTAAGGTAAAGTTCATAACTCCAGTTACCATAACCTTTTGGTGTACCACAAAATAAAACATGACCACTAGATTTATCTCTTGAATGAGTATCTGAAACTGATGCTCTCAATACTTCGTACCAAGTTCGTTTATCTATGTCAGCGAATTCGTCTAAAATTAAAAAGTCTATTCCACTGCCACGAAGTGCATCATAATTGTCAGCCCCCTTTAATGAGATTGTACTATTCGATTGTCTTATCGTAATAGTCATTGTTGTTTCGTTAATATCCTCAATCCAATTAAATTGATTAAGCATTTCTTTAAGAGTTCCCCAGACAATCTCTTTGGCCATTTTAAATGTAGGTGCTACATACCAAATTCTTCTATTTGGCTGACACGCATATTTCATCATTTCAGTTACAGCTAAATAAGTTTTACCAAATCTACGACCTGATATTAAAACTCTGAACCTTGCTTTACTTGATGATACTTTAAGCTGGGGTTTTGTCAGGGTTATTTTCATTACAAAAGTAAGATATGTATAATTTGTCCTCGTTAAATTTTTGTTGATACTCGTTAGTAACTCTAATTGTAACAGTAGCACCAGCTTTAGTGCAATCTGTCCAAGTGTCAAATTTTACAGGGTGTACTGCTGGAGTATTACAGAATCCTGTAATGGCAGAGCAGATAGTATAAGCTAAAACAAATTTCATTTAGATGATACTATCTTTTTAATTGATTTACTTCCATCTATATTTTCTTCTAGTTCAGCTTGTACTTCTCCACACATAAATTGTTTATTTTCCATATTCATATTTCTTGTTGCTTCTCTTTTCATCTTTAAGCAAGTAGATAAACTATCTTGTATTCTATGTTCAACTAACTCACCATTAATAAATAAGCATAATACAAATACAAAACCTACCATTAGTGATCTCCATTTAATTTACCAATATTGGCTCTAACACTATCTTTTAATTTTTCTGTATCAATTCTAAGTCTTTCAACATCTTGCTGTAATCTATCAATATTAACTTTGTTATTCATCATGTCATCAACTCTAATTGTTAGCTTTTCTAAACCCTCAGAAATATGCTCTAATAACATAAACTGTTCTTGGTCGATTGGCTTTTGAACAGAAGCCTCTAATAAATCTTGTTCAAATAATTGATTTTTAGTCTCAAGCTGATTGAGTCTTTCAATAACTCCAAAGCTAAACCATGCACCAATAACTATAGCACTAATTAAACCTATTAGATTTCTAAGTGGTAATCCTATGTTTGTATCTTCACTAATTTTCATAATGGCTTCATACAAAATGCTAAAAATACAAATCCTAAAATCAATATTCCTGTAAAGTAATAGTTCATAATCCTACCCATATTATTTAGCTACTTTGCCTTTGTTAATACCTTTTTTAATTACATATTCTCTAGTGCCATTAGCATTAGCCTCTACTTCTTTTTTTAAATATCTAAATAAGTTCATTTCTTTTAACTTTTTTTCTGCGTGTTTTTTAAAAGACTCTAAAACTTTAATATCTCTCATTTGCTACCACCAATATATCCACCTATAACACCTATCAATCCTGTTACTGACATTTTCATAAGTGTAATTACAGATTCATCTACAGGTCTATTTTCTTCTAATGCTACCCAATAATCTCCAATGATAATGACACCAAGAAGTATTAAGACACCACTTGTTATTAATAAAATTACAATATCTTTAAAGTTTTTAATCATTTCTTTTTTTTCTTTTTAAGTCTAGGGTCATCAGATACAAACCTATCAAACAAATAACCCATAAAGTTATCTACTATTCCAAATACTCTGTAAATTATATTATCAATCATACTTTGAACCCTTTTTGCCATGATTTAACTGCCCAATATACAGGAGTTGTATTTAATTGTTTGCCTGATCTTTTAGCTTTAGCCAAGATGGGACGAAACCTCGCCATAAATGATCTTTTTCTCGCTGGAATATTCTTTTTTATAGATAACTTCTTATCGCCAAAATTAACTTTGACTACTCTGCCTGTTTTACGATTCTTTACGAATACTTTAAACTTCTTAACATCTCCACGCATGGGTTTGTTAAGTTTAACAGTTTTATTTTTATATTTAGCCATGAGGCATAAATATCACAGATAGTTTGATTAATAAATTAAAATAATGTTGATTCTATTCTGTTTTTAGCAATATCAAAATATTCTTTATCAATTTCTATTCCAATAAAATCTCTGTTTAAATTTTTACAAGCTAATCCTGTTGTACCACTACCCATAAAACAATCTAAAACTAAATCATTTTCATTAGACCAAGTTTTTATATGGTCTTGTACTAAGTTTATAGGAAATACTGCTGGATGTTCTGTTTTATTTTGTTTTTCAGAATTAATTTGCCAAACATTAAATCTTGAACCATATTCTTTTATTAGTTTTCCCATTTTACTAGGTAATTTAAGAGTTCCATCTTTTTCTCTTTGATTGCCATGTTTTTTAGTTCCAGCATATTTATTTTTTCTATCTTTAATAAGATTAGTTGTACTTGGTTTTTTTTTAGATAAAACAAACATATATTCGAATATATTTATATAGCGATTTTTATTAGTAAAAGGATTGCTTTCTTTTTGCCAAATCATAGTATCATGTAAATTTAATCCTATTTCTTTAAAATATAATGCTTGTTTAAAAGAAGTTCCTGTTTCGCTACCATTAATTGTTGCATCATTAACAATCCAAACAATGACTCCACCATCTTTTAAAGATTTCTTTAATTCATTTGCTATATTTTTAAATATATCAAAATTCCATATAGATGAATTATTATATTCTCTGATATTATCGTAAGGTGGAGAAGTTATAATTAAATCTACACTATTTTCAGGTATTGTAGGTAATATCTTTAAACAATCATCATTGAATAATTGCATTATCTCTTAAAATACCTTTTTCTCCATTCATGGCAAACATAAGTATCTTTAACACCTTTAGCACCCCAACGACCACAGAATGATCTTTTGTTAGAATATAATCCACAATCTCCACAGCTATTACCATGTAATGCTTTAGTGAATGATTGAGGTAGAGAATAATCTATGATCTCTCCATTAGGATAAAAGTTACTTCGCTTCTGTTCCACTCTCTACCAACTTTCTTAAATCTTTTACAGCATCTTCAAGTTTCTTTTGTCTTCTTAAAGCAATATCTCTTTGAATCTTTACTTGCTCTAACTCAGCTTTCATTTGATCTTTTTGTTGTCTTAGTTTTAAAAATGTATTCTCTCCGATTACTTCACTCATATTATCTTCCTTGTCCTTTGTATCTAGTTTGTTTTTGTTGTCGTTTTTCATGTTTGTTTTTGTTCTTCTTATGTTTTCCAGCACCTCTTTTTGGTGGTTTATCTCTTGGTATGAAGTGCGTGAATTTTTGTTTAGCCATTTACCTCGTCAGCTTTAGCATCAATAATTAATGGTAGAGGTTCAACAGTTTGTGTGGTGTGTATCTTATCAACCATGTTAAGTTCGTTCTTAGATAGCCATATAAGTAGCTTAGGGTCGCCTTTTAAGGCTCGTTCCCAAAGTTTCTTTCTCAAACTTGCTCGGCCGATATTTTTGTTTTCTGCAACTAAATCGGCAAATCGTCTTTGTAATGTTCTAGCAGATATTCCAACAACACTTCCAATTTCTTCCTGAGTACACCCAATCTGGCTCAAGGAAGCGATAACTTTTGTATCTACTTCTTTAGTTGGTCTTCCCATAGATTGTGTCTTAATTGTGTCTTTTGCCTTAGTTTTGTCGTTTTTCATAATGTGTTTATTTTAGTAATTTAGTTAGAAAAGTCCATAGTTTAGGGTTTTGTTTAAATATCTTAGTAAAGCCATTTCCTATCTCAATTGCCATTGGTTCTTCTCCCATAGTTCTAAATTTAATTTTAGATAGATGTGCAATTAAATGAAATATCTCGTGAATTATTGTGTTAAAGAGTCTTTTGCCTTTTATTCTGCTATCCAACACAATTATTTTCTTCTCGGTTTCGTAATATCCATCAAGATTTTTAAGTGGTCTAAAATGCACCCTTATTTTCTTTCTGCCATATAAAATGTGTTCTAAATGT